GACGATAGGCATGTCAGAGACTTGGTGCGCGCAGGATTCAACGATCAGCTGGAGGGCGTATACGTGTGCTGGCGTGACGACCTTTTTTACAACCACATCGACGGGGAACCAATCGGCGGTCACGAGGCAACCGACGAACGGTGGTCGGTCAGCACGTTTTGTATTTCCGACCCTAAGCACGATACTCGGTTCCTTGCGTTCAAGGATCGGGGAGTGCCCGACAGTCCCGCAACGTGGACGGTCCTCATAGGCAGGGAGAGTGCTGATCCAGCGTGCATGCATGGCGACGACTTTCCGCACCCCAATGACATTGCAAACTGGGGGGCGCTCGTAACGGAAGATGCCGAAGACATTGAGGCTGTACTACGAGCGATCTTCGACCATCAGTACTACGATGCATCGAGGGAGTATACGATCCGCCGATCTGGATGGGCGCTGATCACTCAGACAGCGTCCCTCATCAGCACTGAAGGCATCGAAGCGATCCGAGAAAACGCCGAAGAATACATCGAGGTCAAACGCGACTTCACGGGCATCGGCTGGGTGACCAAAGTCGAGGAATGGAAGCATACGCCAGACGACGAGACAATTGAAATAACAGGCTGAACTCCACATCCAACGACACTTGCGTTCCCCAGGGAAACATATCAAACTAGGAATATCCACGAGGCTGGTCAGCTTCGAGTTCAATGCCCCGACTCTTTGCTGGCTAGCCTTTTTTCAATGGAGGAGAATACACCATGGTGGCTTTCGATTTCCCCGAGTGTGACGACGACGCTGCGATTAAGAGAACAATAAAGAACCTCGGTGGCATGGTCGAGAGGTTGCTACCTGACTCTGCTGCCCACGTTCTCATCGTGATCGGCAACAACGGCACGAATCACTGCACATACGATGTAGGTTCCGAGTGTCTGCCAACCCTGCTTCACGCAATTGCAGACGCCCTTGAGGGCGGGTCGGTAGACTACGACGACCCACCAGAATCTGAGTGAACAACCCCCGTTGTGGTGGCGGGGTCGGGAGGGGGCGCGTCGGGCTAGATAGCCTTCCCGGCGCGTCCAACCTCCCTTTTCTTTTAGGAGGAGACACCGATGATTGGATACGTGAGATATTCACCCAGGGTCACAGTGGCCCGTCGCAAGTCGCGAGAACCGAAGGGTACTGGCGGTGACTCGCCGGTCAACTCAATAGAAAACCAGAAGGATCAGGTACAGCGGTGGCTCAAGAGTCATGGTCGCGACCCCCTAGGTGACAGCGACTGGATAATCGACGAGTTGACATCTGCCAGGACGACGCCACTCCGAGATCGAGCAGGGGGTGCTGAACTCCTAGCCCGCATCAGGGCTGGCGAGCGTGAGGTGATATCGAGTCGGATCGACCGTCTATTCAGGAACGTGCCGGATGGCCTGACCCAACTGGAGGAGTGGAAGAAGAAGAAGGTTAGCCTGTACCTCGCTGATGGGGTAGCGATAGACCTCTCAACTACGTCAGGATGGGCATGCTGTACAATTCTCCTGATGACCGCAGAATTCTATCCGCGATACGTCGCGGAAGCCACGAGGTCAGCCAAGCTCAGTCAGCAGCGCGACGGGCAGCGGGTATCACGCCACGCCCCCTATGGTTTCCGCCTCTGCCCTGACAACCCAGAGCTAATAGAACCCGACGAACGCGAGCAGGTTGCGATCACTGAGATCGTCAGGCTGCGGGAGTCGGGTTTGAGCATGCAACAAATCGCTCGACAAATGGATGAGTCAGGCGTACAATCTCGGTCGGGTAAGAAGTGGTATCCGAATGCCGTGCGGCGAATCATTGCACGCCACGGCGATTGAACTGGGAGAATAAGATGTCAGGCGTACGACTCAGCGTGACCACGGGTAGCTTTCTCACCACCACTACTGACCAGACCCTCATGCAGGTGATCGCCGCTGCAAACCACGGGGCACTTATCTACCGGATACAAATCGATGTGAACCCCAACGGGATCGGCAGCCCGGCTGTCGGGCAGTACCACGTTGAGCGGCAGTCTGATGCGGGTAGCGTAACGGGAGCCGTCACGGCGTACAAGCTTGGCCCAGACCCCGAGACCGTGCAGACTACCGCCTCCTACAAGGCAACCAGCGAACCGACACTGGATAGTATTATATCCGCGAAGCGACTCGCCACATTCGGGGGCACGGGGATCACCACTGTTTTGTTCAATTACCCCAGGGGTCTGAAGCTAGATGGCGGCGAGCGAATCGGAGTTGTTCAAGTGCTGTCTGCTACACCATCGCCCTATCCAAAAATCTCTGTCAGTATTGACCTTGAGGAATAAGACATGCCTAAATCAAAGTCCAAGTCGAAGAAGAAGTCCAAGTCGAAGAAGAAGAAGGGAAGCTCCACGGCTAAGTCGAAGGCGAAGTCTTACAGGATGGCATATTGAGCGAGCGCCCTCCTCACGGTGTATGCCTTCCCGTACATTACGTTTCTTCCAGGGACGGGGATACGATCCTAGTGTCCCTGGGATCTGACGGTGGACTCGTCTGGCCCATCAGGTTGGACTCCATCAATTGCCCCGAGAAGCGAGACCCAGGTGGATTCGAGGCGCACGACTACGTGATCAAGCTGCTGTCTACAGCTAGAGAACTGAGCGTGTGGGTAGAGGCACCGAAGAAGAAGAACATCCTGCGTAGCCTGTCGTTCGACCGCATCGTCGGCAACCTTTACATCGAGGGCAAGGGGTGGCTGACCGACCTACTGGTGGAAGCGGGTCACGCTAAGCGGGTGTAAGATATCCCCTCTGCTTTAGCTTCATAGCTACTGTTTCTTCGCTGCCTCCCAGGCAGATATGTGCGGGGATAGGTGAGATTGGTTGCTCACTAACTACCTGGGGCATTATTCCGTCAGGAACAAACAGGGCCAACTCTTCGCCATCCATTAGTTCCGACATGTAGCTCATCGCTTTGTGTTCTGTACTGGGCCTGACCTTGAACGAGTCGAACAATTGGGACAGGGTGAGAACCATACCGACCGTGCCCTGGATGCGAACCTGCACGATTCTAGAACTGAGTACACTGTGCAGCGTGCAAGGCTGACGCCACCCAAAGAATGAACGAAATATCTGGTGGTGTTCTAATTTCTCTCGTTGACTCTTGCCGGGCATCTAAAGAATCCCGACGCGCCATCCATTGCGCGTCGAGAGGTCCATCCTTGGTCAGTCGTAGTACCTGTCAGCGTCGAGGTAAACCCTTGCCCCCTCTTGATAGCCGAGATCGATGAGAACGTCAACCAGCAATCTATCAGCTACCTCGTGAGCCGCCGATGGATCGTACCCATCGTCAGGGAATATCTCGCGCATACGCTCGTGGAACTCGTGAGGGGTCATGGCTACCACCCAATGCATCGGGTCCAGAATGACTCACAGAAAGCCCTGATGAACCTGGGCCTAGGTTCAGTTGTCCAGTTGAAGTTGCGATGGCCCCAAAGCCTGACCTCCAGCCAGTAGATGGTGGCTAGAAACTTCCCGAGGTCACAGCTTCTCAGGTTGCGATACAGCTTGGCGTCTGCCGTGAACCTCTCCTTCTTTCCACCCCCTGAGTTGTAGTGGAAATCGTGGACATGACATGCTGGGGTCAGAAGCACAGCGAAGCAGCGATCCATCGATGCGGAACACCCATTCGATGTGAAGTCATCGGGTGGGTGTGGCCCCACTAGCCTGACCAGGATGTCCTGGGGCAGGTTTGCGTTGCGGTACTCTGAGGGCATCACAATGGCCTGATGGTTGCGGTATGATCCGGTGCTGGCTGCACCACTGCCGGTGGATCTTCCACAGCTTCAGGCTGTCTGTCCATAGCTATTTGAGATCCGAGCAGCACGCCAGCCCCTATTGCACCGGCTCCAATAGTCTTCGCGAGGTCTTTCATAACACCAGTTGCAGGCGGGTGAGGTGCCTGTTTCTGCAACTGGATATCGCCAGTGATGGTAAGGTCACCCACGTCATCCTCCTCTTCTGCCTCCACTGAAGCCTGCATGCCAGCGGCTTGAGACATGGCGACATGTCCCTCCCTGGTCCTTCGTCTTGCTGCTGCCAGCATGGCCCGGTGGTCCTCAAGGCCCACCGCTGATGCTGCCGCGCCCAGTTGCACTAGCTTCTGATCCAGGTTGTCCAGCGCCGTCTGTAGCGGCATGATAATCCTCCTCCATTCGCTTGCGGATCTTGTCCACCTTCCCCGTGACATGCGACAGGAAAGCTTCAGGCCCCATCTGCCATGCCAGGGCAGAGGCGTGCGCCTCGTCGTCAGCTTTCCGAACTCGCTCTACCGGGCTACTCACCACTAGCCACCAGTTGTTTGGCTACCGGCTGGTGAGTTGGCTTCAATACGGCTGCGCCCGGAACCAGCCTCGCTCGCAACTTTCATCCCATGGGCTGCCATAACCGTTGGCGAGGTCATTGCGATGGCCCACATGCTTGCTGCATCTGCTGCTATCTGGTCAAAGCGACCTACTCTCCTGCCTGTTGCGGCACCAAACTCGCCGCCCATGCCGGTTAGTACGACTTCCATATTTCCTTTTTCTGCAATTTGCTCAGGCATCTCTACATCTCCTTCTGGTGAAACGGATAAGGTTACGCTATCAGACATTACTGGGCCTCCAATAGTCCCTCGACTCGTATCTTCAAGGGGTTGGGAGGATGTGCTTGTATCCTGAATACCTCTTGGTTGCTTGCTATTCCCGTTGGCGTTGGCACTGGGATGCGTTGATTTCCATCCTGGTAGTATCCGTCGCCGTCCACGTCGTCGTAGATTTCCAGCACCACTGGTGGGATAGATATCTCTCGTGATTCCAGCGCTTCGATGCGTTTCAATATCTTATCTAACGTGTCTTCCAGTCTCCCCTCATCAATCGGTGGAGGAACAGGTGTCTCCCTGGTTCCTTCGGGTGGCCTTCGATTGCTAGGTGATGATGGCCCCAACCTGGGGCTACGCCTGGGCGGTCACGTTCTGCCCCTGCATGCGGCGGTTGCAAACTCTGCGATGCACCCCCGAATCGCGTACATCACGCGACCCTTGATAGGGCCACCCCATAGCACGGCGACCAGCTTGTTGTCAAAAACTATAGCCCCCCCGCTGTCACCTGATATTGCGTTGCCATCCACCTCGATTTCATGCCGTCCACTATCGCTGGCCCGGTATCCGTTGACAGTCGTATTCCAAAGCGTCAACTTCCCGGTGGTCCCTCCGAACCCAGCAACTTGAACAGGGTGACTGGCGCGTGGGCGGTGATCCAGTGTGGCAACTGGCAGAGTGGCTGTACCATCTGGAATCGCCAACTGAATCACCGCTTGATCCGCTTTACTGTCTTTCCAAATGACTGTGCCATTAGATTTGAAACCGTTCTCCCACTTAGCGACCACCTTGGTTGCTCTACCAACAACGTGATGATTGGTCAGCAGCGTACCGACGCCATCGTCAACCGACACCAACACGCCAGTTCCCCTGGCATTGCCGGCGGTCACAGTGCAGAGTGCGTCAACCCAGGCGGGATCTTCGGCGTGAAGAATTAGCGGCATCAAGAGGGCCAGCGCAACTGACCTGATCGCTTTTCGGAAATCCATTTCCCTGCCTCCTCGATGCTGAGAGCCGCCCGCATCTTGCGGTGTGAGCGTTGGAGGAGGAGACTTGCTTCTCGGCTCCCAGCTTGTGTTTACTTAATTCGACCTACGCTTTCGGGGGCTGTCAACCCGTCTCTTCTTTTTCCGGTGTGTCACCCTGGTCTTATGGGGCGCGTCGAAGCGTGCGACCAGCCTTCCCTTTTTCCTGTGGATCAGGATATCACAGGGGCCATCGACCCGTATGACATCGCCGGGCGACAGGTTGCGGTGCAGCATGGATGCCTCCAGGGTGGGAAGCTGCCCATGCTAATCCATTTCCGGCTGCGCCTCCAGATACGATTTCAACTTGCGTGGATCTCGCAGGTGTTTTAAGGGCATCTGGAGACAGGGGCCACTGCGCATCGTGTACTGCTCGGCGTGCGCGACAAACTCCTCCCAGAGGCACCACCCCTGGAACTCACCTTCCGTGATCCTCTCGGGATCTTCTGGCTGGTGTCGCTCGGTGAACGTGAACGTGTAGATATCTACCGCCTGGGGCTGCACGTCCCGCACCCTCACCCCGGCGATGTTTAGTCTCTCGGTGTTCTTGTTATCGATCCGCAGACCGTACCGGCTAACGAAGTCCCTCTTGAAATCTCTGCGAGTGTCATCCTCATCCACGGGCAGGTCTATCAAGTGACCAATGATGTACTCGCCCATCAGCCCATCGTAGTGGGGGTTTTTTTTCATACCCTTCCTCCACTCGTCGCCGGTTCTCACGTCCCTGTCGTGCCGGATCTTCGCGTGCTTCAGGGCCTTGACGTGCCAGTCGTATGGACACCGCACCCAGATCGATCCCTCGTGCGAACCAAGGTTGGGGTACGCAGAGTTGCGAACCTGTCTTCGCTGTTTCAAAGATGTCATCCTAACCTCCCTGTTAGAAAGTTACGTTTGCCCCCCAGTCAGGCTGTTGGACTCCGTTCTTGAACGTCGTGGTGTCCCGGTCCCAGTGTATGTTAAACGCACCAACCGGGCCATTCCTCTGCTTCACGACCATCAGTGAATACTCGTCTACCTCGCCCTGTTTGTTGTCATGTTTGTGAATGAAGATCACAACGTCTGCATCCTGCTCTATCGCTCCCGACTCCCGCAAGTGGTGCAACCTGGGCTTCTCGTCGGAGGCCCCCCGATTCAACTGGCAGCAACATACCACGGGTATATCCAACTCCAGGCTCATCCTTTTGAACTCCCTGGATATGCTGGCTACGTCCCTCTCACGCCCCTCTCTCCTCTTCAGTTGGCTGGGACTGGGTGTCACTAGCTGGAGATAGTCCACCAACACCATGCCAATTGGCAGCTTACTGGAAGACAGCATGGCCCTCAGCTGGAGTGCTATGTTCTCGGGGGAAAACCTCCCTCCCGTGACCACATCCATGGGCAGACCCTTTATCACGTCGCATGCCTCCAGCACCACATCGCGAGTGTCCCCCAGCATCCCTGACCGCAGCTTGCGACTCTCGACCCCGCTAATGGAAGACAACAGGCGGTCACATAGCTCGTCAGCGTGCATCTCCAGGCTGTACAGCACGGCACGAGGGCCACCCTCCGCTACGTGATGCGCAATATTTAAAGCGAGGCTCGTCTTACCCACCCCAGGTCGGGCGGCAATCACAATCAACTGTCCCTTCCTGAACCCGCCGCCAAGCAGGGTATCCAGGTCGGAGAATCCCGTGGGGCTGATGCGTCTGGCCCGCTGCTCGTTGGTCTCAGAAAGTCGCTCCTCAAACCTCTCCACCAGCCTACTGGTCGGTGCAATATCAGCCGCCATCTTGCGTGCTTGGGCTGCGTATAGATCCGATATGGTCTGGGCCAGCCTGTCCTGCACAGACTCCTCCCTCGCCTGTGAGGCCCTCAGAGCTTCATAGAGCGACGTTTGCATTTTACGCTCTATGCTCCACTCCCTCACCTTTTCGGCGTAGAAGAGGGCGTGTGGCCCCGTAGGAACGATCCTGCCTATCACCTTCGTCAGAACCTCCAGCCCGCCAGCCTTCTCTAGGGTTTCCGCTTGGCGCAGGTGGGTGACCAGCAGAGTGGGGTCACACTTCTTCTCCCTCGTCCACATGTGGAAGATGGCATCATAGAGAACCTGATGAGCCTCGGGAAAAAAGTCTTCCGCTGTTACTGTCTCGCGCACGAGGTTCAGTTGGGTGCTGCTTACCATGATCGCAGCCAAGCAGCCGATCTCTGAGTCCTCGTCCCAGGGCAGTGTGGCCCCCAGGTCAATCGCCTTAGTCGTCTCACGCTTTGCCATTCCCTTCCTCCATTCCGAGTTCAATCCGTTGACGTTGAAGTTCCTCGCGAGACAGCATAGGCACGTCCTCACCACCCCGCGTCCTACGCCCCCCTTTTTTCGAAAGGGGGGTAGGGGGGTTTAATACTCTTCTCTTCTCTTCTCTGGTCACGCTCATGTCACGTTCGGAGCGTGACATTTTTGGGACAGAATCGTCCCGCGCATTCCTCTTGCGAATCGCCGCAAGTCCCCTGGCCTTAGCACCTTGCGACAGATGTCGCTCGAAGTTGGGGATGTGGATAACGGGTCGGTCACCACTGTCGTCGTACTCCAGCCACCCGACCTCGACTAGCAATTCTGGGAACCCCGGCAAACCAAGACGACGCCCGAGGGACACAAGCGTGACACCTGTCACGCTGCCAGCGTGACATTGGCGTGACACCCACGACCAGAAAGCGTGACAATAACCCACGATTGTCTCCTCCCTGACCTCCAGTTTCTCTGCCATCTCCAGCACAGCGGGATCTTCCATCAGGTCTAGCCGCATCTTGATCCAGTCGCCTGCCATTTTTTTCTCCGTAAAAAAAGATTTAACCTACGATGCCCTTCTGTTAAAATACCCACCTCGCATTAACAAGACGGGCCTATGTACCACCATGGAAGATCCCGAAATCCTGCGCTACGGGGCGCTGCCTCTAGTCTGCCTCATACTGTACGTCGTCATAGACAAAGTTGTAGTACCCCTGGTTAACGAGTGGCGGAATGGATGGCGACACACTGAGGATGGAGGAAGCTCTGGAGGACACAGTAACGGTACTCTCGCCTCGGAATACCGAGTGGCACGCCTTGAGCAGGATCTTCACGAGCTTCGAGTCGCGGTTGAGGAAGCTAGAAGGGCGACTGACGCAGAGGTGCGAGACATCCGAGTCAGCGCCCAGGTAAGCCAAGCTATCCTCAAACGACTGGAACGCCGCTTCGACGACCTCTAGTCCACAGGCTCCCACCTGTAGTCGGGCAGGTGTTCCGGCTTCCCGTTGGCTGCCTGCGAACCCTCGTTGTAAGTGTGATGGATAAACCCATGCGCCCTCCCCCTCGCTGGCTTCCACTGCCAGTTGATACCCATCTTGCTGACCCTGGGAAGTTTCTCTAGGTCATCGTGATTGCCAGCTATCACATCGCGCCCATCGCAGTAGCAATTGTAGAACGAGTTGCACCGACCCCACTGGTTGATGTTCGCGCTCCTGTTGGCGATGCTCCTGTGGTTGCGAACGCTGCACCACTTTGCGTCGGTGCTTAGATCGATACCGTTCAACCCATTCTTGTAGGTCAAGCAATCGGTCACATTGAAACTACCAGCCCCGAGGACGATGCCGGTGTTGGTGTTGTTATTAGCACTGGTTCCGCGCAGGTTTATCCCCATGGGAAACGGGCAGTTGCTGCCATCAGCTCCAGCCGGTGGTTCACCGCTGAACCCCTGGAGGAATATCCCATTGCCGTTGTTGTCGTAGCTTCCCCCGACTACGTTAACCCCGAAGACAGGGATGCGATCCCGCGTCACAGTGTGATCACGCCAGGGAGCGTACTTGAAAGTCAGCCCGTTGTCATTGCTGTAACAGTGGACCGATATTATGTCGCAGCCACCTGATGCACCGTGCGTGATGTCGATACCGTCACCCGTAGCCCCCTCGCCCGCCGTCACCCTGCCGTTGTGATGGCACTTTGCGTTTTGGATCAACAACTTCACGTTGTCGTTTCCAACCTTAATGCCGTCGTAATAGGCGTGGCTGTAGTGGCCCCCGAGGATGCTGACGTTGGTCGTGTACGCCAACCAGAGGTTCCAGTTTTTGGGAGACATTGAGAAGTGACAGTTGTTAAGGGTCACGTCCTCGCAGTGCTGCACCCAACAGATTGTCTGGTGCCTCGTGCCACCGCTGTCTCCGCTTCCAATGATGCGAACATTGTCCAGTGTGATGCGGTTGCTCTTCAACATCGTGATGATGCCAGACAATCTACCAAGGTCGTCTGGTTCTGCGATGATAGTCATGTCACGAAGAGTAACGCACTCAACCCGGTCGATGTGAAAAGGCATAAAGTCCCAGCCAGCGAGAAGCAGATAGGTTCTACCCTCGCCGTCTAGGATCTGACCAGACCTCGGTACAATAGACTCTCGGATAATGTTATCGGCAGGCAAATGAATAGTCACGCTAGTTCCTCCCTGAGCAAAAGTTTCCTTGTTGGCTTGTCTTCTAGTGCGCTGACAGACGCATAGTATTCAACCGGGTGGGTGCGGTCAGCGCGGTTGATTTCCAACGCCGACACATACGGGCGAGCCGCATCGTGATAAGCCTTGAGGCGTTCGACCAATATGGTCGAGGCCCCCATGTCTTTCTTTATCACTGATAGCTGGGCGCGAAGGAGTTTGTTGGACGCCTTTGCTTTATTGTGTTGCGCGTCCAGCTTTTCGTTGACAGATTTAAACCCGCTAGATTCTTCCTGCACTTTCGCCAGCAACTCCCTTACAGCCAGGAGTTCCTTGTGTAACTCCTCCGCTGTGACAGGTTCCTTCTTCGTCTTCTTTTTCTTCGGTTCGGTCTTCTTCTTCTTCTTCTTCGTCATCACTACCTCCTTGTTGTATGCTGCTATACGAGCGTCTTCTGGGTACTGGTAGAAAGCTGTGCCTCGCGGATCTTACGCAACGACAGTAAGCCATCCCGCTCATCGTTCGTCAATTCAGGGTCTGCACTGACAAGGTCGTAGTGATCCCGCAGCGTAGAGGTGTTGCGCTTCTTTCGTGCCTCATTCCAGAAACCGCTGATCGTGGGAATCGCCTCGACAACAGCCTGGGCCTGATCGACAAGAGACAGTGTGGCGTCAGGCGCTACGGTCTCCACCTCCTCCTCCTCGACGACCGACTCTTCCTGCGGAACCAGTGACTGCAACATAGCAGTAGCGCGCTGCATCTTATCGCCAGCTCCCTGTGAGTTGATCACAGTACCCTCGATGTGTGTATGCTCAGACAACTCCTCCTGCATGGCTAGACGCTGAAGCTCTGCACTCACCGGCACCAGACCGCGATTCACCATGTCCCTAATGACAGTTTTCTTTGCCATCGTTGCGAAGCTGGTTTTCCACGGGCTGTCGCTCTTGTTGTGCGACGGCGAATATTTTTTCATGTGGGCATCTATCTTTGCTCGACCCCATACGCTTCGCTGCTTACCCCCATCCTTCATGGTGACCACGCAATAGGCGTGCGTGATCGGGCGACTCTCCCTGTCGGGGTCTTCGCTTGGTATGTGCTGGATGCTGGGTGAATCACCCAGGGTGTACTTGAAGAAATCTCCCTCCAACACCACCTCCAAAGTTGTGGTTGATATCTCGCCCGAACGCCGCATGAGAGATAGCAAGCCCTTGTATCCGACCACCAAGGTGCATTCAGAGCCGTAAGGGACGAGGTACGCTTGGCCCAGTGTGCCATCCATCTCCAGGCCCAGCGTACTGGCCTGGGCAATCGAGGAGAACAGAGATACCTGGGTGCATTCGAGCAGCTTAGGATTCTTTCTCAGACACCCCAGAACCAGGGATGTCATCCGGTCGGGGGAGAGATGCTTGGGCAGCCCCTCGTACAATTTGCTCATCATTTCGGGCGTCCTCATCAGATCTCTGATCTGATCCACTTTCCTCACCATTTGATTCTTCGCCATCGTCAGTCTCCTCCTCAATGAGATTTAACATAGAGTCAGCCGCCGCGCGACCGTCCTCATCTAGTCCACCCGCCAAGTCGCGGATGGTTTCGCTGTGCTGCATCAGCAGTTCAGCCAGCTCCATCGACAGTTGATGGGCCTCGGTAATCAGTTCCTCCATTTTGCTTTTCTCGGTAACGCTAATCGCTCTCGATACTACTCGGTGCCTCGGCATCGATGATCCCCCTCGCCGCCTCGATCTTGGCCTTGTTGTTACTGCGCCGCAGCACCCGGTCAGAGCGAGGCTTCACCTCGTACCCCTTCCTCTCCTGGGTCTTGAACGTGTACGCCGCGCCGTTGTTCAGAACCCCCATCTCACCGCTCTGGATTCGAGCGATAAGAGTTGCCTTGCAGAACCCAGAAATCACATCCGCCTTACGCCGCAGGGCCATGGCAGCCTGATTGATTTCATCGACCACATCGTACTCGGGTTCCAACTCGACGACCTTGCCAGAAAGCTCGTTGATAAAGAGGGCCTTCAGGCTGTCGATCTGCGATGCAATATTGCTGTCAACCACATCGGGGGCTACACGCTTCTCCACGTTGTTCATCCAGAAGTCTCGCTCCTTGGCGATGAGCGCCGACTGGAATTCCTCGACCTCCACGAACCCGAAATACTTGACGCGCAGGCCACCGTAACCGGCGAGCAGGCAGGCGAGTACCCCCCAACTGTAGCCCATCACCGCCATCGCATGCTGGACCTGACACATGTATTCCAACGGGTACTCCATGGCGTTATCCCCCCAGTCGCTTTCATGACCAGAGGTCTTTATCTCCAGCACGCCACGACCCTTTAGCTTGTCGAACGCCTCGGCAGGAAACCCGTCGAACAGTTCCAGAACCTTATCGTTCGGCTCCTGAATCCAGCCATCCAGGGTCGCCGTCATCCAGCGATTCTCCGCATGCCTTTGAATCTTATAGCGACCTGGATTGATAATGCCGTGCGGGTCGTCGGGGAAGAAGTGCTGCTTCGCCTTCTGCCGGATACGACCCTCGGCGTAATTGCCCCACTCAATCGCCTCGTTAACCTCCTCATCCACTTTTATGTCTTCAGCGTTGACAGCTTCTGTCACCTTATCCTTCCAGACTGTTATCGGCTTACAGTAACGAGACAGGCCACACGCTGCCGCTGCATCGGATGCGCCCAGCCCCTCCTTCCTTAGCTTCAACCACGCCTCTTTCTTTTTTCTCCGCTCGGCTGCACTCCGCGCGGAGTCAATCCCCTTAGCTGGTGGCAACACCATTCTTCTTGCTCCTTTCTTTTTCCCTGGCCTCCCTGGCCCGTTGCTTCTTGAGCAATCGAAGCGAGGATAAGGGTATCATCCACGCCCTCGGGCTGAACTTACTGGCTCCCTCCAGGGTGCCGTCGATGCACATCTGCCTGATGCGGGCATCTGTTACCCCCATCTCATCAGCAGCCTCCATTGAATTCAGAATCGTCTTACGCATGTTGCACTCCTCTCTTGATGTCCCAACCCCGCACTTATCCCATATTAACGCTAACAGAAGCGGTGTCAAGAGGCACAAAAAAACCCAGCCGAAATCGACTGGGTTCCTGGGGTGGGTAGGGGGGACTACCCTCCACCGTATCTCGCCCAGTTAGATCGCAGGCGATCAATGTAGATGTCCTTGTCCATGTCGTACTTGTGCATGTGCCTCTCGATCTCCCTCCGACTCAGCCCGGTGCGACGGAGGAACTGGACAGACCCCCTGACCAGCGATTTTCTGTCTTTTGCCTTCTCTTTCCACACCGCGAGGGGGGGGCCACCCGCCTTGCGATCAACCCTATACAGCAGGGGCTTAGTTGCGTTCCTTATTAGCGTCCCCATCACCTTGTCTCGCACTTTCTCTATGCCGCTCGGAACTTCGCCCTTCCAGATTGTCGGGAACTTCTCTAGTTGCCGCAGGCCAGTGGCTTCCCTTGCCATGCCTATTGCGTATTTCTGCCCCGCGTGCAGCCTCTCCTTGGGATCTCGGATATTTTCGATCTCCTTAAAGATGCCGCCGAGTATACCGGAGTACTTGTTATTAACGAAGTACGCATCACTCAACATGGAGTTCATCGGAATGTGACCAGCCAACGCCGTGTTGTATGTTTCCTTAACACCGGGCCACTGCTTTTCGTAAAAGAATTGCAGACTTCTGGAAGACTCACGATCCCTGAACAAGGTGTGCATGCCTGGGATGTCTCGCCACGTTGGTGACCTGTCACCCTTCGCTATATCAACCCACTTGGCATACCTACCGTACATATTGCCGGTCCACTGATTTGCCGCATGTTCAACTTTGACTGGCCCCCACCCAAACTCGCCCATGGCTGGAGACGCCGTTACCTTGGCTAGCATCTTGCTTGCCCATAGCGTCGTCGGCGTTGACCTGTACTTTGGTTGCAAGTGCTGTAGTCGCATCCCCTCGATTTTCTTGTGCTTGAAGAAGTTGTGGTTAAAGCTCGTGCCGAGAAGTGGACCGCCAACAGAAATGCTACTTATTAAATCCCCAACCTGCCCCACAAGCCTGGGGGGGGACAGCAAATGAGCCGGGGTAATAGACGCCGGGAAGATCTGCATATTGTTATCCATGACGTGCCAGAACGCATCAGAAAACGCGCTCTTGTCCTCGGTCGCCATGGCATTCAGGGAACTTTCCACGGCGTTAAACACATGGCCCGTATCATACCCCTTGGCGACGTAAATATAACTTCCGTCAGGCAACGGGATCACCCAGTACATATTCTTCACATGAGCCGGTAGCTCCACGTACCAATCCTCGTCATGCACCAAGGCCCAATAGGACAGCGCCATGGTGGCTCCTGCGATCCACCACTCGGCAAGGTGCTTCCAGTTCCGGCGTTTGTCGGTCAACATCCTGGCAAACCCAGAACCGGGAACCTCCGTTGACGCCAGTGCCTCCACATGAATTCTCGCCAGCTTATCCGCAGCATTGACTCCCGCGCTCCAGAACATACTGACCTTGTTCATCTTCTCCCCCCACTCCCCCTGTTTCATGAAATCCAATATCGAGTCATTGGCCTCCAGAGTCGCCTGCTCTTTTATCCACAAGGGGGGCTGCTCAAGTATCCATTGCCCGTCCCACTTTCCGTCAGCGCCTTTGCTCTGCTTGTGCCACTTGTACTTTCCCTTATCTTTCCCTTTCCCGGTCACCTCCCGCATCTCGTAACCATGGGCGGCATGCACAGCGTAGTATTCTGCAACACGAGCAGATATATCACTCATTGTGACAAACGACCTTACGTTGTCGATGCTCGTCAGCCATGCAGTGCGTCCCGTCTTGGTTGTCAGTGCCTGGAGTGGACGCAGGGGATTTTTCGGCATGTCCCAAATTCCCGTCTCCTTTAGTCTCTTCACCAAGTTGGGGGTAAATCCCACGACCGGATCTTTGGAATCCAGTATCGCCTGATTAACTTTATGGTTCACGTCCACCTCGTCACCAGACAGTTCACCGTAGAACCCGCCCATCCTGCCAGCCCTGCGATTGAACTCTTCGATTACTTCATTGTAGGGCGCACTCTTGTCACCTTTCATGTGCTTCTGGATTTGCGTTGACCACCAGTACGCAGCGCCTAACGCATTGTGTGGACTGCGTCGGCGGCTATTCATGGCATACTGAAGCGGATTGCGTATCCAATCCATCACCGCAAATGACGGGTTCAGATATACGGCACCAGCTTTCCTGATATGTGTCATCTTAGCTATCATTCGTAGCGTACCCGCTTGCGGTACGTATGGCGTCGAGTTCAACGCCTCCACCAATCGAGGATCAACCCATGCCGTGTAACGCTTCAGTTCCCCATCCTCACCTTTTATGTTCACCGAGTACTGATGGTATGCAAGCACGGTTTGCTTTGCGCCTCGCCGCCGCACCTTGTCGGATATGTCCACTGGCCCGAAGGACGAGATGGCAATATACCCGTCTTCTACTCCCTTCAGGGACGCCTGCTCGATCATCTGATCGCGTAGTTCAACCCAGTTAGTCGCGTCCTCTGGGATGTCCTCGTCTTTGTGGTATTCCTGCCACAAGTCCCTTATGGAATCCTTGACCTCATCTGTTACATCTTCGTCGCGAGGTTCCGTTTTGCTAATCTCGCGATCCTGGTCTGTTCGCGCCTTGTCGTCTCGCAAGACCGTGGCGTTATAAATATCATCAGCCTCTTGCTGGTCTAAATAAGCCTTTTTAACCATCTCCTCCAGGGTTCCATGGAGCTTCTTGTGATCGATATCACTTGCGCCTTTCTCGTCTACCGGGATGAAGTATTCGCTGATGGCACCAGCTTCCCCACCCATCTCCTCCCAGGGGATATCCCTGTTTTCCTGTAACCTCTCGTCGAGCATCTGGAACATTGCCACTGTCTTGTGCTGCGCTGCGATTGCCTTGTACAGTTGATTGGTTTTAATGAGCGTGGCAACGATAGGATTAACATGCGTCGTCCAGTTCTCGCTACCCGTGGCGCTTCGGTAATAGCTGTAGGTTCCTGGTGCCTTTTTGATTAACTTCTGGAATTTATTGACGTGGCGGTCATGGAATTCGTGCTTCTCCACCTGCCGTATAAGCGGGTAATACTTCTCGTGAGCCGCCTCTATCTTGTCGAACTCGTCAGCTTTAAGTATCCCGTGCTTACGTCGCAGTCTCTGAATGTTCCTCCACAATTGCCGAAGCATCTCTGCCATCTCCACATGCCTCTCAAGATCGGCATCGCTTTTCTTCTGGGCTTTGCGTAGCTCTGCCAGTTCTTTCTTCTCCTTGTTCGTAAGGGACTTTTTGCTTTCCAGTTCTTCTATCTGGGCCTTGCGGTCGTCCCCCCTTCGCTCTTTAAGAATAGCCGCAGCCGTGTACGCATCCATCCCGGCATCGTACCCAGGCTTTTTCCCTCCCACGACTATCGTTCTCCCATCATCGGGGTCGATCTCCACGGTTCCTGTTTGTTCCTCTGCATGCTCGGCGTGCATAAACATACTCAGCCTATTCAGGTCGCCCTCCATGTCTTCAGGGTCCAGTAGCCCCAGCGCCCTCTTTATTCCGTGATTACCCTCTGTGCCTTCGGGGTCATCAGCAATCGTGTAGACCACCGTGGTAATGTCCTCTAGTTCCCCGAGTCGTTTTTCCATGTCCTTGATTAGTGACAACTTCGCCTTCTCGATTGTCGGCAAGGCATGCAAACTCCTCAGTTCGATCTCTCGCGTCTTGCTTGGTCTCTTTCCTTCAACTTTAAGGGCCTTGACCCTGCTCAACTCCTTCTCTAGGGACGCATGGTCGGCTATCGCCTTGTCGAGTTCATCTCCCCCAATTGCCAGGGGGTCACGTATGCCTTCTGCGAAGGCGTCCATAGACCACTGTGACTCCTTGCCGTACCACAATCGAAACACGTCACTCATGGCGGCGCGACCACGACCCTCGTCGTCCCTACCAATCCTTAGACCCGAGCGCCGTAACAGTTTCTCCACTTGGGTGGGGAAGTGTATTTTGTCTCCATGCATCCGGTATCCCCACTCCAGTAAAGGTTCCCATGCATACCAGGATGTCCACTCCGTCCACATTTCCTTGGCGTCCCGTGTTTTCCCCGGCACCATCCTGTTGGCCTCCCAGCGATCCACCTCCCGTTGCTCCCGATACTTGTCTACGATGTCCCGCGAGCGGGCCAGTTTATCCGCTTGCTCGCTATTGCCCTCAATCCACCGCTCAAAGTACCCATACGCAACGGGTGTTCTCGCCTCTAGGGCACGAGTGAAAATCCTCTTGTCAGCCTTTTCTACCTTTATGATTTCGCTAAGTTCATCCAGCCTGTCCAGCTGCTTGTCTGTAGCCTTACCCCCAGCGTTCTCGATTTTATTAACTATGCTCTGGAGTCTCGCCTTGGCCTCTACCGCCTTGTCGTATACCTCGCCCTCTATCAGCCCAGGCTCAGGTTCGTCTTGCATGACATATTGCCGGAAGAATTCTGCAAACCCACCCTCGATACTATCGTCCCACGACAACGCCTGTAATTCATCCTGTATCTCCCTGGCATCTGCCTTGGAAACGCCGTTCTTAATCATCTCGTCTGCGGTCCACACCTTGGTGTTGTTGGCGAATGCCTGACCCATAGCATGTGCGGTTATGGAAATATCCAAGTTGGATCTCTCGTGGGTAAACACCATATTACGAAGCGCCCTGTAGGACGCGGCAACCCTCTTGCTCCACCTTTTCTCCATCATGAGCCGGGGCACTCCCCATATATCTTCCAACTCCTTCACCACCTGGGAATTTGCGACTCGCGCATCTGAACGACGCGCCTCGTCTATAGACTTGTAGGTTACCGTTCGCTTAGCGCCTCTAGGGAAGCGTACCGAATATCTACTGCCGGCATCCCCGGTGGGCCTCTCCGTAATATTCACGCCACGATCTACCCAGAATGATTCTTCCGTTAACAACCTTTCCGCGACCCCAGCCTGGAACCCTTTGAAACCAGGATAGATGGATGTGATGATTTTCCTCAAGAACTTTTTGATGCGGTTTATCAGCCTGTCTCGCTGCGCAAGATTGGCCCCCACGGCACCAGCCACAGCTTCCTCTTTCCTGAGATCGGTGTTGTGCGTAATATCCGTGTGTTTATTTACTAACGTCTTCCACTCGCTTTCTGTCCACAACCCCAGGTGCCGCGCCACATGAACCAGTTCCTCCCAGACCGATGCGTCTAACTCCTCAGCGCTCTGCTCGCCAAGATTTTCTAGTAACCGAACGATACCTATAACGCTATCGGATTCCCCGTTGCTCTTAGTAAGCTCCCAACCACCTAGAACTTCCAGTTCATCTATCTCCTCGTCAGACAACTCTTCTTCGGTATATGACTCTCTGAGGAGTGCGCGGTCTATCGTGTCTGGGTCCAGGCTTTCCAGCTTCACCCACTTGCCACCTCCCAGGTCGATATGTATTCCTGTCTTGCCACCCATCTCCCGCTTCTGAACCTTGGCCCACGGTAACAACTCCATAAGCCTCTTGATAACAGCCGCCCTGACCGGCGCTCTGTCCCTGGGTGGTGGTTCTGTTTCCCTCGCCGGAACCTCGGGCACTTCCTGCCGCTCGGCAAGTTTCTCAGACCTCTCAAGCACCTTCTCCTCGTACAGCTTGAAGTTGGCGACATCCCGTTCGTTCTCGAACTCCTCTCCCTTGGAGTGCCTGAAGGATAGATCGTTAATGGTCGCTTCTACTTCGGTTCTCGCGGAAGCCTCTGACGCCTCATTTTCACCAAGCATCTTCCGGCTAAGGAATTTGGTCGCTTCCGCTCTGCTCTTAAATCCGACTTGGTTGGCAAACAGCTTGGACATTGCGTCCCTGAACGGCAAGCGATCCAGATCCTTGTCCTGAATCCTCCACCTCCGACCGGCTCCCAGCTTCAATGTCAACTCTACGCCACCCACCGTGCCAGTGCTTTCGCCTGGAGGAAAGGGTGTTTGCAGCATGCCCCTTACGGCGCGTCTAAATCCGACCACCTCCAAGGGGGCTGGGGGTTCTACTGCCTCGGCAACCGCTTCGGCGGCAGGGGTGGGTTTGGCTAACGTGGCCTTTGCCCTCCTAAGACCAGCAGCCTCGGCATTGATCTCGTCTGCCCTGGTTCTTTCCGCTAAAGCGTCGAACTCACCCCGGCTTACCCTTGTCCTTACGTCTTCATCCCCCAGCCACCTGCGGGTTGCAAAATGCCAGGGTTCATGCACAGCAATAACGTCTTCGGGGTTTATGTCACCAACAAATGTGGCATCACTACTTGAGTCTTGTATTTCTTTAATACTGCCAGTTCGTTGTGATATTGTCCCGCCAATTCTCGGATCATCGTGTGGCACAGAAAACTCGACCACCAGTTTTTCCTCTATTCCCTTGGGTGGTTTTCTAGAGGCCCATATCTGATTTGGTTCGCCATACGTTTCTCCACGCGCACTGCCCATGCGTATCCCTGTACCCCGCAAAGATTCCGCTGCTCCGTGTACTTGTGTTTCCCACGGTGTTTCTTCATCCGATGATTCCACGTTGGAATAATGAAAGAATCTAATATGGTTATCCGGTATCGCGGCTGTCCCAGGTTGCTCTGGAATTACATCATCCAGCGCATAGTCCCCCGTTGGTTCCGCGACCTCCTCGGTGACAGGGGTCTCGACAGCCGCTTCAGTGACGGGGGCAAGATCGGGATACTCAGCTAAGACTTCGGCGGGTACGGTCTTGCCTTCCGAGAGGGCGATAGCAACAAGTCTCTCGTGGTTACTTCTGAGGATCTCGCTATCGCTGGCTGGGCCATGGGCTGTATCTATATACGATTCCCCTGTCTCCGCGTTGATGCGTATATTCCCGATTTTACCCAACTCGCCTGATGTCATCTCGTGCGGTTCTATGGCGACAACGTCCTCGGTGACGGGGGGTTCGACAACCGATTCGGTGACGGGGGCTGGGGCAAGCGGCTTGCGTGGCCCGGTCTCCTTAGAATCAAGCTCCACATTCCATGTGAAGCCTGCCGCAGGAGTTTGCCCATAACCATCTGGGTCTGCCTGTGCATTTACCTCCTCAGTGGGCATGTCCACGTACTGAAGTTCTGACCCCTTGCGGTAATTCGCCGCATAAGACCTGTCGGTGCTGAACCACGCTGTCCCTTCATAGCGACCATGTGACGCGCTGCCGTGATACAGCCGCGTCATGCCTTTCTTTAAGGGCGGCTCCGGAGAAGGGCTAGATCCATGTCGTTGATCCGAGAGATCCTGACTCTCAGGTACAGACTCCCCCCCTGTTGTCTTTTCCGCGACAACGTCAACTTCCTCGGGTACGACATGTTCTGCAGAATCTGTTGCGCCTTCAGGAGGGAGCCGAAGATCGGGGGTAGGGTCTGAGAGCCAGATGCCGGAATCTTGGGCTGTAGAATCTGCCGCGTCTGCGGGAGGGAGCCAGAGACCGGAATCTTGGGCTGTAGAATCTGCCGCGTCTTCAGGAGAGAGGACGATGGGTCCACCCCTCCATTTCTCTGACCCCTCTACTGCTAGTGTTGCAGCGGGATCATTTAGGGCTACTTCCTGGGGCACGTAGTTATCGCCCACTACCGCCCAACCGTCCTCCCTGGGAACCTCTTCTTCATACATGTCCCACTGCTTCTTGTTGACCGGCTTGCGGTTTGCAACACTTTCTTCTAGCTGTGCGACTGCCGCCTCCTGAGAGAATAACGCTTCGGCAAACAACGCCCTCTGATGCTTGCCTAGCTTCGGCAACGGAGTTTTAGACAACTTCTCAGCCGCTCGCCATCGCGGAACCTCACCTATGTCGCTACCTTTCCCCTCGTCAGAACCGAATGTTTTGACTATCTCTGCTACTGCCTCCCCATTGCCTTCACCGGCATCGTTCGTTGCCCTCCGGTAGTCCTTAGCCATCTCGTGCAACTCTCGTTTTCGCGAGTCGTGGACCCTATCAGCAACAGCGCCGACCCCTCTTCGTGCTGCCATCGGAACAGACAACACTGCCGCCATAAAGATCATCTCTTTTGCCGCCTCTGCCGCCATTTCAGGATCAAGCGTTCCCATCGCCTTCAATCCCTTGCCGGTTGTGCCGCCACCCAATTCCCCCTCACCAAAACCAATAGGCTTACCAGTTACTTTTTCAGCCGCCACAGATGTCATCCCGAGAACATCGTTCAGCACCTCTTCGCTGAGTTCACCCATCATATTATGAAAACCAATACGATCAGACGTCCTTTTCAACTGCTGGCTAAGAGGTGACCCATCACCCTTGCGGGCTAGGCGATTTAATACAGCCTTGGACAGCATCCAATCCTTGGTGGCGTCGGAAGCGTTCAGGAAACTCCTCCCGAGCGGAGAAGCAGACAGCTTCTTTACCAAGGCGCTGCTCATCACCAACCCGCCCACCTTGGATATATCTCCACCCATCATTTCCGAACCCAATACCGACGCCGTTTTCCCGAAGGCAGCGGGGAAGTTGTGCATGAAAGCATTTAAGAACTCGCCCTTGTGGTCGTTGTTCTTAGCAACAGCATCTATCTCGCCACTGGTCTCCTTAGACACCTGGAACCTTTCGCTCAACAGCACATCCGTAAGGCCCATCTCGACGTTGTACTTCACAACGGTCTGCGGATTGGCTGCGGCGATAGCCGTGCCACCGACCACAGCACCTGCGGCGTGCGCACTGAGCTTTTTCTTTAAGCTCACGTCAATCGCCTTCTTTGTCGCCCCAGCGGCTACCGCTTCCGCTGTTTCCTTGCCACCCTTGAGAAGTCCCTTAACCACCGCTCCCTTGGCTAAGGTGTAAGCCCCCCCGGTAAGCCCTAGCTCCGCAAACAACGGCACCAACCCCAATACCGCATCCCCGAACTTTTCAATCGTAGACCAATCGCCACGGGCAGCAGCCTCGCCGGTAGATTTTGCAGCTAGCATGTAATCGTTACGTTTTGATTTCCCGTCGCGAATACGAAGGGCAGCCATCATCCCATCGGTTGTTTCCGCTGCCGATATAATGTCCCGTGTAACCGGAACAGCTGTTCTCGATATGTATTCCCCCCAACTCGCCTCCTCAAAGAGTTCCTTGTTTGCGCGAACTGCTGCCGCCCACCGGGTCTGCGCGTCGTATTGTGAATCAACAGCCACGGCTGCCGGATTGGACTCTAGCAGGTCTCCTAGCTTGACATCATCCTCCTCGCGTTCACTTATCGATGCCTGCTCCTCTCGCATCATGTTCAGCTTCTCTTGATAGCCACGATGTTCCGTTTGCAGGCGATCCCGCTCCTGTTTCTTGATCCAGTCGCGCTGCTGTTGCAGCTGGGCCATCTGAGAAGGCAGATCTGGTGGTGGTTCGACCTGCTCAGGAGACTGAAGGCTGGGGTCGGGAAGAAGCTGCTGCTCCTCCTCTTCGTCTAGCAAGTAAGGAGGCATGTGAGTTTCCTGAGTTAATCTGACATCATCAGTAAGGCGTCCCCTAAACCTAGCGGTCTGGCTTCTTCCTCGCCGATGGCGTTCCATTTGCCCACCTGCTTCAGGTGCGCACGAATTCGTTTAGCCACAACAGCGGGTTCCGATATCGATCCTCCGGAATCCACTCCGTGGAACTTACCTATTGCCTTTGTGACCTCGCGATGGAGAACTGAAAACTTCTCCCGGTCAGCCTTTGTCCACTTAGATAGTGGCTTGACGTTCTTTCGTACCAACTCCTCCATCTGCTCCGCAGCCTGCGTCGTTTCGCCATCAGAACCCAACTTCAACCAGGATGGACTCTCCATCGCCTCCACTAGCCTCTCGTCCCTGTAAGTAACTGCTAACTTCTGGAGGCCAGTTTTCTGATCAGAAGTCATCCGGTCCAGAGAATTACGGAGAGGATACTCGTCTAACCCCGACAAGTGCTGGTATTCGGAGACGGAGATGGTTTCCGAGTGCGATCCCCAGCCACCAGGAGGCAGACCCTTCACTAATTCGCTCGACCCGGTTGGTCGCATGAACCCCCGCTGGGTCGTGGGTTCTCCTGGGGGTAGCTCCACCTCTGGTTCTGTCTGTTCGCTGACCTGTGGTGGTGTTTCGTCTATTGCAGACTTGTTGAGATCCGCCAGGATATTTTTAACCTTCTGGGGCCAATACCTAGAGTCTGTTCCGTATTCTTTCCTCATATTGGAACTCAACTCGTAATACGCATTGACAATATCCTGGTTGTGTTCCAGCTGCTCAGTTTGAGGCAGTGTATTTGTCGGTATAAACTGGGGTGGAGGCGCATTGGGATCTCCTGTATTCAGGTATGCTTGCACCCGCTGCCCCACCGTGGGCGCTTGCGGCTGTTCGGGAATACCCCCCTGTGGCAGTTGCATGCCCTGTTGGGGTGGACCGCCCTGCGGGGGTTGACCTCCCTGTGGCAGTTGCACGCCCTGTTGCGGCTGACCGCCCTGTTGCGGCTGACCCCCCTGTGGCAGTTGCACGCCCTGTTGCGGCTGACCGCCCTGTTGCGGCTGACCCCCCTGTGGCAGTTGCACGCCCTGTTGGGGTGGACCGCCCTGTTGCGGCTGACCGCCCTGTTGCGATAGTATCCTAGTAGGATCGGGGCCTTCGGCGGCACCTTCTGGACGGGAGTCGTCCCTAAGAATCGGATACCGTTCCTTCAACCCCTCCATCGCCGGGAAGTCGTTGTTTAACTGTTCATACTCGCCTCTCGTCGCTGGGTCTCTAAGGAGTTCTTGTATGACTACATCATCCTCAATATACGGCTGTTTACTCTTCGCTCTCGCTAGTTCTTTTTCTTCATCCGTCAAGTCGGTTCTTGCGTCAAGTCTAGCATCCAATTCATGCTCGAACCTTCTCTGTAGTTGTGTTCTTGCAGAGGACAACAAAGGTTTAAGGGCGGTTCTCCTTTCTTTCAGCTTCTGATCGGCTTCGTTTAGCGCCCGTTGCTTTCTCCAGTTATGTAACTCCCAAAGGACTTTATTGTCTGGTGGTTTGCCTGCCCGTAGTGCCGCGTCCATTGCTATCTGGGAGTGGATTACGTTAGACGGTGGGCTTGTACCCAAAGCGCCCTTTCCGATAGTCCCAAGAGACTTCGTCGCGGCAGAGTAGTCCTTGAAATGGTCAGGGGCGGGGGGAGGCTTTTCTACGTCGTCCCAAACATGTTTAGTTTGCACCGTCCCCCCACGGAATTGATCTTCGGCAGTCCCCCATATCTCCCTATTGTGTGCATCCAATATAGGTGTACCGTCAGGTCTCTCCTTCCGCACCCGCCGCTTGTTTGATTCTTGCTGCGGGCTGGGGAGGCGATTGTCTTCGTGTGCCACCAAATCTTTAGCGTTCCACAACTCGTTGGTAAGGCCCTTGTCGTATGCGTCCTTCTGGGCCTCTGTTAAACCATCAGCCTCTGGGCTGTTGTGAAGGTCGTGTATCTTCTGCTTAATTCTCTCTATCTTTACCTTGTCCAACTCCGTAATCCGCCACTGTTCCAAGTCCTTCAGCAGGTCGTTCTGCTCCTTTGCCCGATCCATCGCCCTCTCGTCACGACTCTTCTCCCTCTCCCCCATCATCCCCTGCTGCTCCCGCATGCGCTCCATCTGGGCACCGTGCCCCATTTGCTCGCGCCGCGCCTGCATCGCCTGACGAGCCATATCCTGTTGGCCTGCCACCGCCTGACGACCCATCGCAGCAGATTCCGCCTTGGCCTGACGGGCCATGCGCCCACGCTCCTGCATCATATCCATTTGCCGCCGGATGTTTGCTTGCCGTTTCTTTTCGGCAAGTTCAGCCAACGCCATGCGGTGCTTGCGCAGCCGCTCCCGCTCTTCCGCTTGAAATTGCGCCTGGGCACCTTCGCGTATTCCCTTTACGGCTAACGCAATAGGGCCTGCATGTCGTATTCTTGGTGGCATATTTAAACCCGTTGCGTGTTATTAAACCAACCCCAACATCCTAAGCTCTTCCAGGGTAAGACCGCGAATGTCTCCATAGGGGCTTGTTGATGGATGTCGCATAGCCAGTTCAAGTTCGGTAAGTTGTCCCCCCGTCTTCTTTTCTGTAGCGGGCGCGCCAACAGACACCGGAGCAGCTCCATTCCCATCCAGCACAAATCGTTCAGCCCGCTCCGCTAGGGTGGTCTTTGCGGGCGAGGAGGAAAGTGTTTCTACGGGTTTTTGTTGCCGGGTGGTCGTAGTCTGCGAGGTGGTCGTAGGCTGCGAGGTGAAGGTAGGCTGCGAGGTGGGGGTGAGTGCGACCGGGTTCATCTGGGGGTGTGTCCACGCTGGTGTATTGGACACCGGATGTACTGGAGTGCCCAGATCTGTTCGCTTACCTTCCGCGTCCCACCCAGGGAGCTTATTCTCCTTTAATTGTTTAACCATCTTGTCCATGGCCCGGTCGTAATCCTCCGGCATGGACCCCCTGTTTTTTCCGTGCCTCCTAAGACGACTCATCAACTCGTTGTGTTCCGCGCCCGTCAGCGAGTGGTCTTTCCACGATTCTTGCGAGCCACTCTGCTTGGGCTTCGCCTTCATTCTAGATTTCCACAGCTTGGTTTGCTGCACCAGTCTATTAGCTTCTTCATTTAGTTCGTTAGCGTACTCCCCCACATCTTTTCCCGATTCAAGCTGGGCCTCGCGTAACCGCCGAACAAATTGCTTGGCTCGCTCTACTGGCATTTTTATGCCCGAATCAGAACCCTTCGCAGGAGACCTAAAGGTGTAATGGGATCTAGTGGGATTTTCAAAATGTTTAAATATCTTCTCCCAGTAGTCTTCGTGCATTTTCTCGGCGGTGTATCTTCGTTGTCTTGTGCCCCCCCTGCCCCTTGTGGTCTTTGTGGGCGGGGTCTTTTTACCCACTCTGGTGCCCTCATGCATCTCCGGTAGCCTCTCCATTTCACGTTTCTTTTTGACTCCGGTGCCCTCATGTATCTCCGGTAGCCTCTCCATTTCACGTTTCTTTTTGACTCCGGTGCCCTCATGTATCTCCGGTAGCCTCTCCATTTCACGTTTCTTTTTGACTCCGGTGCCCTCATGTATCTCCGGTAGCCTCTGCCATTCATAATTTTTTCTGACTTCAAGCCCTGGGTGATACCGACGTGTCGGATCGTCGGCTCCTGGGTCTCCTCGTTGCGCCGCCGCTAATTCTTTTTCAAGCAGCTTGATCCTGTTTTTCAGTTCAGCTACTGTAGCCATAATGTTTATCCCGTAGTTTGTTTGCCGCAGTTGATCTTCGTTCTGCTACGTCGGAGTAAAGGGTCCAAACGCGCCTGCTTCCCGGTCTTTCATCCACTGATCATACGCCGGGAGTTGATCCGGTTCGTTCTGTGCGATCCACGCCCGTCTCCTTGCGCGAGCCTCTGCGCCCGCCTTGTTTTTCGCCAACTTTTTATAGTGTGCCTTCGCGGCGTTGAATGCTCCACCGAGGTGCCCCGCGCCTCCGCCACGATGTACAAGTGGGGCTGGTCCAGGGAGCGCCCAGCTTCCTGGCGCAGATCCCGTTAAAATCGGGGCACCAGCTGCCGCCGCCATTGGAGCGTAGGCCTTTCCCGTAAACTTCGCCGGGTCATCGTACAGCGTCTGACGAATTCCAGATCCACTCTCAGGGGTGAGTACCCACCTGTCACTCGGTGAGCCGGGGATGATGGATAAGTCTGTATCCGAGGGTCTCGCCTCCATGTAAGTTGTGTGGCGGGCGGAAATCCGACCACCTGTGCCTCGTCGCTTGTTCATAAACCCCCTCCGTCGCCGATATTGCTGTGCGAGGTTTTTATCCGCAGCGAGAGCGGCTGACCACGGGCTACTCTTTTTTTTGTAGGTCGCCTGACCATACGTCTTTGACCCCTTCGGCGTTGTGACTTGATAAGGCAAGCCCGCCCTTCCTGCGGCTCTAGCTTCGTTGTAAATTTGATCAGCGCCCTTGGGGTTATCGGTCTGCTGGGACAATCGTGAGTAATACACCGCGCGTTTCCACATATCCTCTTCTTCTTTTGTCGGTCCCAACCTTTTCAGGTTAGACGCTGGCACTCCCATTAAACCCATGATTACGATCTCCTAAAACTGTCTGCTTGAGGTGTACCAACCTGTTGTGCCGCAGCCTTCGCAAACCACGCCTGATCTGGCGGAGTCATGCCGCTCATTCTCTCAACAGCCCCCGCATACCTGCCACCCAATCCGGTTTGTCCATACATCGTATCCAAGTATTGCCCGAACCTTCCCTTGCCGTATCCGGCGTACTCCTGTCCCAGAAGTCCCATCGATTTATTCCAGTCACTCATCAAACCGTACTGCTGTTCCGCTTGAGGAGCAACCCAACCACCACGCTGCGCCAGTTCTGCCTGACGCATACCGCCCAGGGCACCAAGTCCAGCCGATTGCAATCCAAGACGACCCGACATCATAGCACTGATGTCACTACCTCGTTGTCCAAGCGCCTGACCGCCCACCTGCCCGTATCCAGCCTGTCCAGCCATCAGGGCACCGCCGTAAGCGCCAGCACCACCCATAGCCGCTTGACCGAATCCGGCTTCACCTGCCATCAGGGCGCGATTGTATGCGTCGGCACCGCCCATTCTCGCCTGACCATAACCCGCAGCTCCTCCCATCAGGGCCTGACCGGAGGCACCCAAGCGACCCATTCCAACCTGCTGCTGCACCCCCAGCCCTTGTAACTGAATACCTTCCCTGCGCCGCGCCAACTTGTCCATGTAATCCTGCTCCGCTATCTGCTGATCCCGCGCCAGCCTGCTTTGCAAGTTCATGTCTCTGCTCGACACCAACCCAGATGCCCGTGCCTGCTGGGTTAACCTGCCCCTTTCGTCCTCGAATTTCTCTTGGATGCGGGCCAATCCTGAAGAGGTCTCGGGGTCCATCTCTAAGCCAATAGAATCCACCATGCCCTGGTAGCCCTGGCCTAATCCGCTAGCTAACTCGCCATAACCCGCACCCAGCACGCTCGCCACGTTGCCGTACCCACCCTGCATGGCCTCACCAGCACCACCGTAGGCCCCAAGAGCGTCTTCGCCCGCACCTCGATACCCGCCACGTATGCCGCCACCGACATCACCGTAGGCGCTCTGTACATCCTGACCCAAAGCCCCATAACCACCCAGAACTCCCTGTTGAAGATTGCCGTAGGCATCTTGCAACCCTATCGATTCTCTTTGGGATCGCCTTGTATAATCCCCCAACGCCTTGGCGTACTCCTGGCCTAATCCCTGCCTCTGTTGACTAGCCTGTTGACCGTAG